TCAAAACAACCTCCCCAACTCTTCAGGCACCCAATTCATAATCACCAATTCCCCACTGACCTCTGGCCTCCCCTGCCGCTGATTCGCAGTGCTGTACCGAATATCCACCGTCTCAAAGTGAAAGCCCTCAAACACCCGCCTTATATCCGGATGATCATTGATGCTAACCATCACCTTGCCCTTGCAGCGGCGCATGAAATCCGCCATCCATTCGTAGTTCTCAAACGCAAAGTCCACCCCGTACCCAGCCATCTGCCAGTAAGGCGGGTCCATGTAGTGGAATGTGTGGGGCCGGTCATACCGTTCAGCACACTCAAGCCAGGGCAGGTTCTCCACATAAGTGCCAGACAGCCGCTGCCAGGCCGCTGAAAGGTTTTCCTCAATCCGCAACAGGTTGATGGCTGGGCCTGTGGTCGCCGTGCCAAATGACTGCCCAGTAACCTTGCCGGCAAAGGCGTGGTGCTGCAGATAGAAAAACCGGGCCGCCCGCTGAATATCCGTCAGGGTTTCGGGCCGGGTCATTTTCTGCCATTCAAATATTTGCCGCGAGCTAAGCGCCCATTTGAATTGGCGCACAAATTCCTCCAGATGGTTCTGTACTACTCGATACAACGTCACCAGATCGCCGTTGATGTCATTGAGGACTTCAACCGGCGCAGCCTGGGGGCCGCATAAAGTACAGTGCGGCGCCGCCGGCAAAGACCTCGACATAACATTCGTGCGGTGGAAACAGTGGAATCAGGCGATCTGCCAGGCGACGTTTGCCGCCCATCCACGGGATTATTGGGGTGCTCATAAGTGATCCTTGTTTAGACAATTGGATTCGCTTAGGCTTCGTCCCCCCTGCGCAGTGGGGCGAGGCCTTGGTTGGAGCACTCGGCTAGATCGAGTGTTTCGGCGTCGAGCCCGGTGTTAGCGCACCGGATCGTCGCCTCGTTTACTGCGCGGGGGCTTTATTCGCCCCCGGCGATCTCATACGGCTTGAACCTCACGACCTCCTCCCCCAGCCAATCATTCAACTGCGTCATGCGCGATTGAATCGGCTCCAGCTCGTTCGCCACGAATATCTGAGCCGCCTCCCGAATCGAGCCAAACCCGCCCGCGTTCTGCGGCACAATGCCCATCAACTGCGGCGGTATACGCAGGCTGGCCAACACGTCATCGCGGGTCTGGTTTTTGATTGAGCTGAATTCGTCTTTGGCTGCGACCTCACTGACCGGGATCAGCTGGATGCCGTCCTTTTTGCCGTTGGGCGAGTAGACAAACAGGTTGCGAAAGTTGCCCGGCCCCTTGGAATCCTTCAGGGCTTTACGCAGGGCATCGACGTCGGATTCGTTCTGCGCGGGGTCGGTCATGTAGAGGATGAAGCCCGCGTGGCTGCCGTTTTCGTAGTACTTACGGCGAAACAACGTCGCCGATTCGTTGAGCAAGGCAGACTGAAGCGCGCTGATCCATTCCGGCAGGCCATACACCTCCTGGTGCAGATCGGCTTCTCGCAGGTGAAAGATGCTGCCCCCGTCGAATTCGTGCTCTTCCTTCCACCCCTGTACCAAAAAATAGCGACCGTCCTGCCCTGCCCTCATGTACTTGGCCAGCGCCGGTTTCAGTTGAAAGGTCGACCCCAGCATCGAGCGCCGCGCCTCGATATACCCATTGCCCAGGCTCAAAAAATCCAGCGCAAACTGCTCAAACGCAGCCCGCGACAGCAGCCGGTGCGGGATAAAAGTCTTGCTCAGCAAGTTTCGTTTGAAGGTCAGCCCCGAGTGCAGATGCACACTGGAGCCCACCGACCGGGACAGCCCGTCCAGCGACAACGGCGGCTCATACCAACGCCCGTTAAACCAGCACTCCAGATAATCAAACACCGCCCGACCGCCCAGCACCGGGGTTGGCTCACCAAAGCTGAACGCCTGAATGGCCTGGTTAACTTTGCCATCTGCCACTTGAGGCACAGTGCCTGCCTGTTGATCGTTCATCCAAAAATCTCCATCCGCCCGGTATTGGCAGCGGTCTGCCCCTCAAGCGGTTCGTTATGCAATGCGTGGAAGAGCGCCCAGGCCAGGTCGGCGTGGCCGGTGGTGTCGTTGCGCCCTGCGGTGTAGGTGTATTGGCGACCGCCAGCGGTGACGGTTTTGCGGATGGCCATCAGCGACTGAGCCATATCGGTCCAGCCGGCGTCGAATTCCAGCCGGCCTTTGTGGATCACGTCGTAGGCTTTGAGTACGAGGCGGGTTTTGACTTCAGGCGAGTAGCTGAAGGTGGTGACGTTGGGGAAGAACTGGCGCACCAGCTGCGCCACGCCGCTGCCCAAGCCGGTGACATCGATGCCAATGTAGGTCACCCAGTAGCGGTCGCAGACGCTTTTGATAAAGGCTGCCTGAGCCGCGAAGTCCATGCCCCGGAACTGGTGACGTTCCAGCACACGGAATTTACCGCCTGGTACCAGCGGCGGTGCGCACACCACCAGACCGGAGCAGTCCCCCGTCTCGGCGGGGTCGTAGCCAATCCACACCTGCCGGTCACCGAATGGCCGTGAGGCAAAGGGCTTGTAGTCTTCAGCCCACTCCACCCAGCTATCGACCATGCACGTCTGCAGCAGAGCCAGCGGAAAGATGCTCGCGCCGTCGTCGATGAACTCGCACATCAACAGGTTGGTGTACGCCTCCGGGCTGTACTCGTGGCGTATTTCCTCAATATCGAACAGGTCGCAACCGCCCCGCTCCGCATCAAGGATGGTGACGATCTGCCGCCATAACCGATCCTCACACCGCCGCCCTTGCTGCAGGCTGCCGTGGGAGGTATCGATTTTGATATGTTGCGCAGCGGGCAAGCCCTTGTTGAAGCGCTCGCCCGTCCAGAAGGTGTACGCTTCGTGGGCCATGCTGGAGGGCGTCGAGAAATAGGTTTTGCGCCACTTCTTGTGCAGCGCCATGCCCGAAGCGACCTTGTTCAGCTCCTCAAACTTGAACGTCCAGAAGAACTCATCAAAGTAGAAGTTACCGTGGTAGCCCTGGGCCGTCCGGGCGTTGGTACCGAGAAAATGCAGCTCAGCACCGTTGGGCAACACAATAGGGTCACCGGTTAGCTCGATCCCACAGACCTCACGCACGAACGCCAGAATGTAGCCCCGGAACAAGTAGGCCTGGTTCTTCGACGCCGACAGAAAAATCTGATTACGCCCAGTCTCCAGCGCATCGAGAAATGCCTCGCGGGCAAAGTAGTAAGTGGCGCCGATCTGCCGGCTTTTGAGAATGACCCTGGTGCGTTGGTTGCCAGCGCGGTACCAGTCTTTCTGGTAGTCAAAGCAGCCATCGATAAACGCTTCACGCAGCAGCTCGATGTGGTCTTCGCTGATCTCGTTCTTGACCGCTTTTCTCTTCGGCTCGCTGTTGCGCTTGGCCAGGTTCGGGTTGAGGTCGGTTTCGGTACCGCCGCCCTGGTACCGGACAATCCGTGCCTGCCGTTCCAACTGGCGGTGCAGCAGATCGATCTCCTTGAAATCACCGCCGGTCTTGCCCTCTTTGAGGATCAACTGCACCAGCCGCGCCTCCAGCGCGCCACCAATTCGCTCGACGTTATCCGCCCGATCCCACTCGTCGCGGGTCTTCCAGCTGTGTAGCGTTTTCTCTTTTTCGCCCGTAGCCTCGGCGATCTCACAGATGCGCCAACCCATCCAGTACAAAAACTTGGATTGGCGGCGGGCGTCCATGGGTAACAAAGCGGTCGTAGTCATGGCCGCGATGCTGCCGCCCGCGCCCTCTACTCAGTAGCAGCCCCGCTTGTAACCCCCTGCCCTACAAGGGCGCCTCGTTGCCGCAACACGCGCGCGTCCCGACCATGCCCCTCATTGCAACGCGTCTTTTCCGACAGGAACGCGCCTCCACGCACTGAGGATTCTCGGCATGAAAAAGTTTCGCAGTAATTGGTTTTGTGTCGCCGTAGAGGGCGCGACCTCTGACAAACGCACCATCAAGCGCGCCTGGCTGGAACAAGCCGCGAAGAACTTCAACCCGGCCACCTACGGTGCTCGCATCTGGCTGGAGCACTTTCGCAGCCTGCTACCCGACAGCCCGTTCAAAGCCTACGGCGACGTACTCGCGGTCAAGACCGACGAGATCGATATCAACGGCCAGAAAAAGCTGGCCCTGTTCGCTCAGGTCGAACCCACCCCCGAGCTGATCGCCCTGAACAAGGCCAAGCAAAAAATCTACAGCTCCATCGAGATTGACGACAGCTTTGCCGACACGGGCGAAGCCTACATCGTCGGCTTGGCCGTGACCGATTCGCCGGCCAGCTTGGGCACTGACGTACTGGCCTTCTCGGCGCAGAAGCCTGAATCCAGCCCCTTCAAAGACCGCCACTACTCCGCGACCTCAATGTTTACCGAAGCAGTTGAAACCACCCTCACTTTTGAGGAAGTCGATGTGAAACCCAGCATCGGTGCCCAGCTGTTCAGCAAGGTTCAAGACCTGCTCAAGCGCAAAGAAGCCAAGGACGACAGCGAATTCGGCGCCATCGGCCAAGCCGTCGAAGCCATTGCCGAACACGGCAAAAGCCTAGGAGAGCAATTCACCACCGAGCAAACCCGCAACAGCGAGCTGCGCGCCCAAGTGCAGCAGCTCAGCGCGGACTTGAGCACGCTCAAAACCACCCTCGGCAACACTCAGGATCACTCCCAACTCGCACGCCCCCCGGTAACCGGCGGCGGCAGCCAGGCACTGGCTGAATTCTGACCTGACGGCCCACACACGCCTGCCCACGACCGGAGACACCCATGCGCAACGACACACGAAAACTATTTACTGGCTACCTTGGCCAAGTGGCCAAACTCAACGGCGTCGAGTCTGCCGGCGCCACGTTCAACGTCGACCCGAGCGTCCAGCAAAAGCTGGAAACCAAGATTCAGGAATCGAGCGAATTCCTCGGAAAAATCAACATCATTGGCGTTGATGAACAAGAAGGCGAAAAAGTCGGTTTAGGCGTCGGCAGCACCATTGCCGGTCGCACAAACACCAACGTCAAAGCCCGTGAACCCCGCAGCATCGGCACCCTGTCGAGCGACAAGTACAAGGCCGAGAAAACCGACTTCGACACCTTTGTCACCTATCGCCAGCTCGATGCCTGGGCCAAGTTCCCGGACTTCCAGACACGTCTCTCGGGCGCCATTGCCCAGCGCCAAGCCCTGGACCGGATTCAAATCGGTTTCTACGGCGTAAAAGCGGCTGAGCAAACCGACCGCATCGAAAACCCGCTGCTGGAAGACGTCAACATCGGCTGGCTTGAGCAGTACCGCGTGCATGCCCCCGACCGCGTGCTTCAGGAAGGTGCAGAGAAAGGCAAAATCCGCATCGGCAAAAACGGCGACTTCAAAAACATCGACGCCCTGGTGTATGACGCCATTCAGTTGCTCGACCCGTGGTATCGCCGCAATCCGGGCCTTGTGGTGCTGACCGGGCGCGAACTGGTGCATGACAAATTCCTGGCTTTGGTCAACAGAGAACAGGACGCCACCAACACCCTGGCCAGCGACCTGATCATCTCGCAACGCCGTGTCGGCGGCCTGCCGCTGTACGAAGTGCCTTATATGCCCGAAGGCGCAGTACTGATCACCACCTTTGCCAACCTGTCGGTGTACTGGCAGCTCATGGCCCGCCGCCGCTACCTGAAAGAAGAGCCGGAATGGAACCGCATCAGCAACTACGAATCGTCGAACGACGCCTACGTGGTTGAGGACTACGGCCTCGGTTGCCTGCTGGAAAACATCACCCCGGTGGACGCCGCTGAACCTGATCCAGAGAGCGAGGCTTAACCCATGGCCCTCAGCCTTGCCCAGGCCCAACAGCGGCAACAAAAACGCCGAAGAACTGACCCCCACTATCGACGACTACCGCCGCGACCTGCGCTGGGCCGTGCGCGACTTTCTCGGCATCAACCGCAGCACCGTGGAGTTGATCTGATGACCACCACCGTTCGCGCCCAGCAACACGACACGGTCGACGCCCTGTGTTGGCGTCACTACGGACGCACCGCAGGCGTTACCGAGGCGGTACTTGAAGCCAACCCCGGCCTGGCCGACCACGGCCCGTTTCTGCCCCACGGCACCCTCGTCAACCTGCCCGACGCCCAGCCCGCTGCGCCGCAACGGCACATGGTGAACCTATGGGACTGAACCGCAGCAGAACCTCAAACCCACGTCCTTTGGACAAAGGAAAACACCCCATGCCTGAACGTCCCGACACCTGGGCCTGGCTCGCCACCTGGCTTGAACAGAACTGGCCGACCCTTTATGCCGCTGCCCTGGCGTTGGTTATCGCCGCCCTGCGGGTGATGTATGGCGGTGGCACATTGCGGCGCGTGTTGATTGAGGCACCGCTGTGCGGCGCCCTGGCACTGACCGCCAGCCACGGCCTGGCCCTGATCGGCGTACCGATTACCACCGCCCCCTTTTTCGGCGGTGTGATCGGTTTGCTTGGTGTGGAAGGCACCCGCGCTGCGGCCAGAAAGTTTTTCATCCGAAAGGTAGAACAGTCATGAACACACTGCGCCACGGCGACCGCTCGCAAGCGGTGCGCATCCTGCAAACCAACCTCAATAACCACAGTGCCAAGCTCAACGCCGACGGCTCATACGGCGACCTGACCGAAGCCGCCGTGCGGGCCTATCAGTTGAAAGCCGGTCTAGTTGCTGACGGAGTCGCCGGCAGTAAAACCCTCGGCAGTCTGGCCGGTGGCGATTGCCAACTGCTGCTAAAAAACCATGACCTGGTTAACGCCGCCCAACGTCTCGACGTGCCGCTGGCCAGCGTCTACGCGGTCAACGAAGTGGAGTCCAACGGCAAGGGCTTTCTCGACAACGGCAAACCAGTGATCCTGTTTGAGCGCCATATCATGTATCGCCAGCTGGCCACCTTGCGCCACAAGGGTGACGACCCGGTCCAGCTCAAGCAGCACGCCGACGAACTGGCCGCCTTGAACCCCGCCATCGTCAACCCCAAACCCGGCGGCTATGCCGGTGGCAGCGCCGAACACCAGCGCCTGAGCCATGCGCGCCTGATCGACGACAACGCCGCCCTTGAATCCGCCTCCTGGGGCGCGTTCCAGATCATGGGCTTTCACTGGCAGCGCCTGGGCTATGCCAGCGTGCAAGCCTTTGTCGCGGCAATGAGCGCTGACGAGTCGCAGCAATTCGACGCCTTTGTGCGCTTTATCGAAACCGACCCGGCGCTGCACAAAGCCCTCAAAGCACGCAAATGGGCTGACTTCGCCAAGCTCTACAACGGCCCGAACTACCAGCGCAATCTGTACGACATCAAACTGCAGCGGGCTTTTGAACGGCATGCCGACTGCGGTTGTGGTCAGACGGTGGCGGCATGATCGATCTTGATGAAGTCCGCGCCCTGCGCGTGCAAGACGGCGACCTGCTGGTGGTGCCGCATAACACCGAAACCGAAGGCATGCATGACCTGATCGAGGCGCTGCGGCATGTGCAACCCGATGCACGGGTCATCATCATTCGTGGCCCGGTCGAACATCTGGACATCGACGCCATGAACCAACTGGGCTGGTATCGCGCATGACCGCCCTGCGCCAGGCGTTGTACGGGCTTGCCCTGCTCGGCGCCTTGACGCTGTTTATCTGGGGTCAGCAACAGCGAATCGCTGTCGCCAAACAGGCCACGGCACTGGCGCAGACAGACGCTAACACCGCCCGCGATGAGGCCGCCCGCAACCTGACCACCGCCACCACCCTGCGCCACACCCTGAATCAGGAGCGTCAGGCCCAAAGCCAACTGCGCAGCCTACACGACCAATTGCGTCAAGGCCTGATCCGGCGCGAGCAACAGATCGAGGTGCTTAAACGTGAAAACACTGTACTGCGTGATTGGGCTGCCCAGCCTCTGCCTGACGTTGCTCGCCGGTTGCGCGAGCGCCCCGCCCTTACCGGCGCCGACGTTTATCGTCAGTGGCTGTCCGGCGGTGGTGCCGTGCCAACTACCGGCGACTCGCCCGAGCCATAACGGCGACTTGCTCACCGATCAGGAGCGCACCGAAGCGGCATGGGCCGAATGCGCGGCCCAGGTCGACATGATCTTCAAACAGCAGCAGGCCACCCCATGAATAAGCCCGACAGCCTTCGCGCCCACTTGCTCGCCACCATTGCCGAACTCAAACATGACCCGGATCGGCTACTCATCTTTATCGACAATGGCAAAGTGCGCTGCACTGCAGCGGCCAGCCTGTCGTTTGAATACAGCTATGACCTGCAAATCATCCTCACCGACTACGCCGGGCACCCTGACAGCGTGATGCTGCCGCTGCTGGGCTGGGTCAGCGTCAACCAGTCCGAACTGCTGGAAAACCTCGACAAGTCAGCACAGGGCATCAAGTTTGAGGCGGATGTGCTGGATAACAGCAAGGTCGATCTCAGCATCCGCCTGCCGTTGACCGAGCGTGTGGTGGTTGGCCAGGACGCTGCCGGCAACACCACCGTCAAACACCCCGGCGAGCCGCAGCGGGTCGCCAACTACCTCGACCCCGAATGGCGCCCCGGCAGCCTGGGTCTCGACGGCGAATGGATAATCCCAGATGGCCAATGACCTGGAAGCGCTGGAAGACTGGGCCGGTGTACTGCTCAGCAAACTGGAACCGGCTGCACGGAGCAAACTGGCTCGGTCATTGGCGCAGAAGCTGCGCCGTAGCCAGCAGCAGCGGGTTAAACAGCAGCGTAATCCAGACGGCAGCCCTTACGCGGCACGCAAGCCACGAGATTTGAAGGGCAAAAAAGGACGAATCAAGCGTCAGTCGAATATGTTCCAGAAATTGCCCAAGGCCAGCTATATGAAGGCCAAGGGCGATGGGCAGTCGATCACCGTAGGGTTTACCGGGCGTGTAGCGCGGATTGCACGGGTGCATCAGTACGGGTTGAAAGACCGGGCCGAGGCAAATGCCCCGCAAGTTCGATACCAGCAGCGGGAGGTATTGGGGTTTGCCGCGATGGATTTTGAGGTAATTCGGGATGGGCTATTAGCTCACCTGACGTCCTGAGCGATGCATCAGAAACCTGGCAATGTGTTGCCGAAAAGGGAGCGAATAAGCCTTAGCCAGCTCCACCAAATGCACCACCTACAACACGAGATCGCGCGGCAATCCACTCTAGCCATTCACGGCCTTGCTTTCCGAAACACCCAGGCAGAGTAACGAGTCTTACGCCAGGCCCAAAGCTGCTTCATAACTAACACCGCCCGGCATGGTAAAAACTAGTACCTGCTATATTTATAACAAGAACACCCACAACATTACGCTTACTTTTTTAGTAGTATCGCCAGTTCCGAATTAACCTCTCGAGCCTCATCCACTAGAGCAAGGCTAACAACTGGATCAGCCCCATGGATTATCGTATTTCTCAACGTAATAAGCTTCTTCAATCTGCTTAACATTTCAAAATCAATCTTTTCACTTCGATACAACATATCAGCTAGCCTAGCATTAGATATATATCTCCTCCCAAACTTATCAATACTCAATGAGGGCGACCCCGAGGTTACCTCAGACTCTTTACCCCACTCCTGCATCAAGCCTTCAATAGAGTTATATTCTCGCAAGAAATCGCTCAAACTCCCACGTGAAGGCTCATCGCCTTTATCACCAGGGTCCACGATATGTTGAAGTTCTCGGCTTGCAGCTTTGAACCTATCAGGAGAAATCACATTGAATACAAAATATCCAATCACAAGAAGAGTTACTACAAAAGTCGACTGCCCTACATTCATAAAGACGGACAACACCACCAAGTCCCCCGAGCTTTCGTAAGCCATAACCAAATTACAAAGAGCGACAGCCACACCTACGAGAATAGTAATAAACAACAACAACCTATAATACTTAACCTTTAACAAATCAACAACTTCTACCAAAGTGGCATCTCGCAGTACGTCTCGATCGAGTTCTGTCCGGAAAAAAATAAATCCCGTCAGCGTTAACCCATAGATTCCAGCCAATACCTGCGGAGAACTTGAAAACAAATACAATATCTGATTTTCATTCAGCACAAATAGCGAACCATACAACCCAATATAACTTGACACAACCCCCGCAACAGCTAACAACAGAATAGATATTATAATTACAGCAAAATCTCGAAAAATTAAACTCATCTAAAACCCCATTTACGTCGTACAAACCCCGTAGACATAACAACCGCCCCGCCCATTAAAAAATTAAGCATCTCGCTATAGATCACACATACCACCACTATCCCTCTTGCCTCATGTGCCCTTTCACCACCACACACCTAACTAGAAATATGCTCATGACCAACTCCTTTCAGAGTCATTGACATCCACCCTTGGTAAGGTCCTTGAGTACTGTGAACTTTGAAAAAACCTTCAGTATGAACCCTATCCCAGAAGCGGGTATTCCAGTGGATTTCAGGATCCCTATTAAAAAACCCGACTTCGGTACCCACTTCATCATGGGGGATACTAAAAAACAACACTTCCTCAGGCCTCTCACCCCCAGCCCAACTAGCCAACTCAACGCTTTCCTGCTCACTCAAATTAATACAGAGCTTAAATACAGACCCATTATTTTTGTTTATAAATCTCACAAAATCAGCGTTGAGCCCCCCCTTATAGACACGCACTTTTCTTCTATTGAACCAAGAGCCAAAAAAAACCAATATACCAATTACTGAAGATACGAACCCTATAGTCAAAGCTATCGGACTGCTGAAGAATGCTATTACTGACTCCATTCAAAACCCACCTTTATATAGTTAATTCAACCACAGCTAAAAATCTTCCTTACAATTAATGGCATTTTGACACCCCCTAGAAAATAAAGCATCACTGCATTCTAAAATTTCGAAAAAAATGATCTAAAAATCACCTACTCCCCTCTTAGACCCCATCTGTATCATCGACCTGTAAGAGGCTTAAATACAAAGCCTGTTTGGCGCCTACTCACTCGCGCGTCATTACCATCAACGCCATGAACAACCTCCCCGCCCTCGCCCGCATGATCGAAAACCTCATCCGCTTCGGCACCATTGCCGAAACCCAGATGAAGCCTCCCCGCGTGCGTGTAAAAACCGGTGACCTGTTGACCGGCTGGCTACCCTGGATCGCCTTGCGCGCCGGAGCCGATACAGACTGGGACCCGCCCACCGTAGACGAGCAGGTGATCCTGTTCAGCCCTTCTGGCCAGCTCGCCAACGGCATCGCCCTCACCGGCATCTACAGCACCGCGCACCCGGCCAACGGCGAGCGCGAAGGCTTGCACCGCCGTACTTACCGCGACGGCACGGTGATCGAGTACGACAGCCTGGCCCACCATTTAAACGCGGTGCTGGCAGACGGCGGCACCACCAATCTGGTTAGCACAGGCGGCATCTCTATCGTCGGCCCCATTACCCATCAGGGCGATTACACCCAAACCGGCAATCAAACCGTCACCGGTACAGTCAGCGTTTCAGTGGATGTGGTGGCCGCAGGCATCAGCCTGGTCAAGCACATCCACGGTGGCGTGATGAAAGGCAGTGCACAAACGGAGGTGCCAAATTGAACCGCGAAACCGGCGCCGCAATCGGTACGCTCGAGCATATCGGCCAGTCCATCAGCGATATCCTCACCACTCGCCTCGGCACCCGTGTAATGCGACGTGAATACGGCAGCCTGCTGCCAGAGCTGGTGGACCAACCGTTTAACGACGCCACACGCTTACGGGTGTATGCCGCCAGTGTGATGGCGATCATGCGCTGGGAGCCCCGTGTCAGCCTCACTCGTATTCAGCTTCAAGGTGCCACCCTGCAGGGCCAGGTCGTGATGGATATTGAAGGCCGCGTTCTCGACCGTAATCAGGCGTTGAGCATGAGCCTGCCCCTGCAGTTGGGAGGCGGCGCATGAATACCTTTGCCGCCATCGACCTCAGCCTGTTGCCTGCACCACAAATCGTGGAGCAGATCGATTACGAGCAGATCCTGGCCGAGCGCAAGGCGTTTATGGTCAGTCTGTGGCCGATTGAGCAGCAGGCCATGATTGCAGCGCGGCTTGCGCTGGAGTCGGAGCCACTGGCCAAGCTGCTGCAGGAGAACGCCTACCGCGAAACCCTCTGGCGACAGCGGGTAAATGAGGCGGCAGTGGCCAATATGTTGTCGCAAGCTACCGATAACGATCTGGACAATCTCGCGGCCAACTTCAACGTCAAACGCCTGGTGACTCAAGAAGGTAATCCCAACGCCAGCCCTCCCCTGACTCGGGTTATGGAAAACAACGACAGCCTTCGTGAGCGGGCGCAGATGGCCTGGGAAGGTTTGAGCACGGCCGGCCCGCGTAACAGCTACATCTTCCACGCCCGTGCCGCTGATGGCCGAGTGGCCGACGCCACCGCCGAAAGCCCCAGCCCGGCCGTGGTGATCGTGACGGTGCAAGCCTTGCTGGGTGATGGCATCGCCGACCCGGCGCTGCTGGACATCGTCAAAACCTATCTCAGTGACGATGACCGCCGCCCCGTGGCGGATCGCCTGACGGTACAGGGCGCTGACATTCTCAATTATCGGGTCAACGCCAAGCTGTACCTGAACACCACCGGCCCCGAATCCGAGCCGATACTTGCCGCTGCCGAACAGCGCCTGCTGGCCTATGTGCATCAGCGCCGACGCCTGGGCATGGAGGTGTCGGAGTCAGCCCTGCATGCGGCCTTGCATATCGAAGGTGTGCGCAAGGTTGAGCTGCTTGATTGGGTCGATATCAAAGCTACGCCCTATCAAGCGCCCTTTTGTACGTCCGTCGCCTTGTCGCTGGGGGGTGAACCTTGAGGGAACAGTCCTTATTGCCGGGCAATGCCTGCGATCTGGAGCGGCATGCGGCCCAGGCACTGGCGCAGATTCAGCGGGTACCTATTCCGTTGCGTCAGCTGTGGAATCCCAACACCTGTCCCACGCTATTGCTGCCGTATCTGGCCTGGTCTTTGTCGGTCGACCGCTGGGATGGCAACTGGTCGGATGCCACCAAGCGCGCCGCGATCCGCGCCTCGTTTTTCATCCACTCGCGCAAGGGCACCATTGGCGCCTTGCGCCGGGTCGTGGAGCCGCTGGGCTATCTGATCGAGATTATCGAGTGGTGGCAGACCGCGCCCGAAGGCGTGCCGGGTACTTTCGCGCTCAAGGTCGGCGTGCTCGAAACCGGTATCACCGAAGAGATGTATCAGGAGCTGACCTTCCTGATCGATGACGCCAAACCTCGCAGCCGCCATCTCACTGGCCTGGCTATCAGCCTGGAAAGTACCGGCAGCCTTCATCTGTTTGCCAGCGTCACGGACGGCGACGAAATCGACGTTTACCCACCGGTGCTGCTCGACATTCAGGTGTCCGGGCGCTTTGGCGCTGTGGGCCGCGAACACACCATTGATACCCTGGACATCTACCCATGATCGATACGAACTCGCAATTTTTCGCGATCCTTACGGCAGTTGGCGAGGCCAAACAGGCCAACGCGGATGCCTTGGGCATCCCCTGGAAGCTGACCGAGCTGGGCGTGGGGGATGCCAACGGCACCGACCCTGTACCCGATCGCACCCAGACCAAGCTGATCAACGAGCGCCGTCGCCGGCCACTGAACCAGCTGTCGATTGACCCGGCCAACACCAACATTCTGATCGCTGAACAGATCATCCCTTCCGATGAGGGCGGCTGGTGGATACGCGAGATCGGTTTGTATGACGCGGAAGGTGATCTGGTGGCGGTGGCTAACTGCGCGCCCAGTTACAAACCGGTGTTGTCGCAAGGCTCAGGGCGTACCCAAGTGGTGCGGATGAATTTCATCGTTTCCAGCGCAGCCAATGTGCTGCTGAAGATCGATCCTTCGGTAGTGTTGGCGACCCGTAAATATGTGGATGACTCAATCATCAACGTGCTGCCACAAACCCGCCAACCGGGCAGCTACCGTCAGGTCACGATCACAGAGCGGGGTATCGTGGAGTCGGGCAATAACCCGACAACGCTTAAAGAATACGAGATTGAACCCGCCACACAGAAAGAAGCTGAGGCCGGGGCTGACAACGCTAAACCCATGACCGCGTTGCGAGTGGCACAGGCCCTTGCAAAGCAAGTGGTTCAGGCCACCGAGAAACTACTGGGCATGGCGAAAATCGCAGCGCAGGAACAAGTAAATACCGGAACAGATGACAGCACCATCGTCACGCCAAAGAAGCTTCGCTTCGGTTTCCAAACCCACATTGGCTCGCCTGGCTATATCGCATTCCCGACCTGGCTCGGCGGCTGGATCGTGCAGTGGCATGCGGGCCTGACCTTACAAGGCTCCGCGGTCAATCAGACCTACTTTCCCATCCCATTTCCCAACAGCCTCGGGTCAGTGGTTGTAGGCGCGTATAACAATGCCGCTATCGGAAACAACTACGTGGTGTATTTAAGTGATGGTGTGGGCGGCTCTGCAGGTGCGGTGAGTGACAAGTGGTTTAAAACGATGAACAACGGTGTAACTGGGTCTGCCGGACTCTGCTATATCGCGGTTGGCAACTAGGGGGGATAAACATGAAATACGCAACGTTCAATACGGACGGTACGCTCACGGCCCGCCTTATCGAGGGCATACACGCCATCCCCAAAGACGCAGTCAAGGTCAATGAAACGCTTTGGGAACGGTTGATCAGCGAAGACGACGGGGTTTGGATCCTGGTCAACGGCGTGATTACCAAGCAACCACTGCCTGAGACGGCGCCCAGCATCGAAGTGGTTGAGCGACAACGTTTGGCCGCGTATGCAGATATCGAGACGGGGTCTGACCGATTCTTTTCCGAAGCCGCCCGCATGCAGACCATGAACGAACCCGGCTGGGAGGCTATTCGCGAGAAGGCCATCACCCGCTTTCGTGAGATCCAGGAGCAATTTCCGTGGCCTGAAGATTTGCCAGCCAAGTCATGATTTCTTCTCGATAGACAGGTCGCTACCCGCCCGCACTTTCTTGTAGCCAGCCTGGCTACACCCCTTGGTCCTCGCCCAATCGCCATGCGCGCGTCAGCCTGTGCAGTGTCATTCCACTGCGCAGGCATCACCCATGGCCGATTATCTCCACGGCGTGCGAGTCATCGAACTCAACGACGGCACCCGTCCCATTCGCACGATCCCCACCGCCGTTATCGGCATGGTTTGCACCGCCGAAGACGCGGACGCGGCATTCTTTCCGCTGGATACGCCGGTACTGATTACCAACGTACAAACCGCCGTCGGCAAAGCCGGGGTCAAAGGCACCCTCGGCGTCAGCCTGCAAGCAATCGCCGACCAGACCAAACCCTACGCCATCGTGGTGCGAGTAAAGGAAGGCAAAGACGAGGCCGAAACCACCAGCGCGCTGATAGGCACCACCACGGCCGACGGCAAGTACACCGGCATGAAAGCCCTGCTCGCTGCCAAGGCCCGCCTGGGCATGGTGCCGCGCATTCTGGGGGTACCGGGGCTGGACAGTTTGCCGGTAGCCACCGCACTGGTGAGCATTGCCCAGCAGTTGCGTGCCTTCGTCTATGTCAGCGCCTGGGCCTGCAAAACCAAAGAGGAAGTGGTCGCCTACCGCGAGAACTTCGGCGCCCGCGAAGTCATGGTGATCTGGCCGGACTTCCTTAACTTCGACACCACCACCAGCAAAACCGCCGTCGCGTCTGCTGTTGCCCGCGCCCTGGGCTTGCGCGCCAAGATCGATCAGGAGGTGGGCTGGCACAAAACCCTGTCCAACGTCGCGGTCAACGGTGTCACCGGTATCAGCGCCGACGTGTTCTGGGATCTGCAAAACCCGGCCACCGATGCCAATTACCTCAACAGCAACGAAGTCACCACGCTGATCAACGAGGGCGGGTATCGCTTCTGGGGCAGCCGTACCTGTTCCGACGACCCGTTGTTTGCCTTTGAAAACTACACCCGCACCGCGCAGATCCTCGCAGACACCATCGCCGAAGCGCACATGTGGGCGGTGGACAAACCCATGCACGCCTCACTGGTGCGCGACATTGTTGAGGGCATCAATGCCAAGTTTCGCGAGCTGATTGCCCAGGGCTATTTGATGGGCGGCAGTTGCTGGTTCCCGGACGAGATCAACGACAAGGACACGCTCAAGGCCGGCAAGCTCTACCTCGATTACGACTACACCCCGGTACCGCCGCTGGAAGACCTGACCCTGCGTCAACGCATCACCGACCGCTACCTGATCGACTTCGCCAGCAAGATCAACCGTTAAACCGGGCCTCCCCGCAAGGGGAGCCAACCCCGTGCCCGCACCTCGGAGAACCGTGCCATGGCCTTACCTCGCAAGCTTAAAAACCTCAACCTGTTCAACGACGGCAACAGCTACCTCGGCGTGGTCAAGTCCGTCACTTTGCCAGCGCTGGCCCGCAAGATGGAAAGCTATCGCGGCGGCGGCATGAACGGCGGCGTCAAGGCTGACCTGGGCATGGCCGACGATGGCCTGCAGTTCGACTGGAAAACCGGCGGCCTGGATCTTATCTCGCTGAAACAGTTCGGCGCGGTCAACGCCTCCGCCGTCGCCCTGCGTTTTTCCGGCGCGTTCCAACAGGACGACACGGGGGAAACCAGCACCGTCGAAATCGCTGTGCGCGGGCGTCATGAGTCCATCGAAATGGGCGATGCCAAGCCCGGCGAAGACACCGAACACGGCATCAAAACCACCTGCACCTATTACAAGTTGACCGTTGATAACGAGGAAATCATCGAGATCGATCTGCTCAACTTTATCGAGAAGGTTGGCGGTGTCGACATGCTGGAAAAACAGCGCATCGCCATCGGCGTCTGACTGCTTTAACCCCTTCCCCCCGGAGCCTTACATGAAAACCCATGACACCGCTGAAAGCCTGCCCACCGCCGATGACAACTGCGTAAACCTCGACCAGCCGATCAAGCGCGGCACCAGCGAAATCACCAGCATCACCCTGCGCAAACCCTCGTCGGGTGAGTTGCGTGGCGTTTTGCTGATTGACCTGCTGAATATGGACGTGTCCAGCCTAATCAAGGTGATCCCGCGCATCAGCAGCCCCGGCATTACTGCCCCTGAAGCAGCCGGTATGGACCCGGCTGACCTGTTGGCCATCGGCAGCAAGATCGCCAGTTTTTTGTTGCAGAAGTCGGCGAAGGCGGATGTATACCTCGTTGCGTAGAAGACGCCATGGCTGACCTGGCTGTGGTTTTTCACTGGGCGCCGGCTGATATGAATCAGCTGGGCCTGCAAGAGCTGATGGACTGGCGCGAACGTGCCAGGGTGCGGAGTTCCACCGATGGCGAATGATCTAAGACTCAGGGTACTGCTCACCGCCATCGACAAGGTTACTGGCCCGCTCAAACGCATCATGGCTGGCAGCACCGGGGTGGCAAAAAACTTAAAGGCCGCCCGTGATCGATTAAAGGAACTCAATAATCAGCAAAAAGATGTAGGAGCATGGCGTACCCAAACCACTGCGGCCAAGCAGACGGGCGAAGCGCTTAAGGCCGCACGCGAAAAGGTCAAAGCGCTAGGCCAACAAATCCGGGCTACAGGCGCGCCAACCAAGGCTTTGAGCAATGACTTCAAACGGGCAGTACGTAATGCCAGCAACCTAAAACAACAGCACCAACAACAGAGTGCGCAACTGCAAACATTGCGTACACGACTGAACACAGCGGGTATCAGCACTAAAAACCTGTCACGCCACGAACGTGACTTGCGCACCCAAATAGTCGCGGCCAATGCCGCCTTGACTGCGCAAACTGAACGCCTCAGACGACTTACCGCGCAACAAGAACGGCAGAAACGCGCCAGAAGCAATTACAGCAAGGGCATACAAACGGCAGCCGCCGTAGCCGGCACAGGCATGGCTGCGCGTGCGACCGGGATGTATACCGGAGAAAAGCTCCAATCCATGCTGCGTGTCGGCTACAACTTTGACGCAATCATGTCTTCGACCCAAGCCGTAACACGCGTGGCAGACAAGAATAGCGATGCAATGATCGCGCTGCGTAACCAGGCAAGAACGCTACCTCTGAGCAGCAAATTTACAGACAGCGAAGTTGCCCAGGGCCAGTACTTTTTGGGCAGAACCGGCTACAACCCGCAACAAATCCTCGGCGCAATGCCTGGCATGCTCAACCTGGCGGCTGCAGGTGATATGGAGCTGGGTGATACCGCTGATATTGCATCGAACATTCAAACAGCAATGGGCATCCCCGCAGAAAAAATGGGCAACGTTGCGGACGTGTTAACAGCTGCATTTACTCGGAACAACGTCGATATCCGAATGCTGGGTGACTCGCTGAAATACAGCGCCGGAGTTGGCCGTGAATATGGCCAAAGCCTCGAAACAGTCACCGCAGCCACTGCCTTGCTAGGTAACGCAGGTGTTCAAGGGAGCATGGCGGGCACAGCCATGCGCTCCGTACTCACCCGGATAGGCACATCAAAGGCGATTTCAAAGCTGGGCATTAAAACTCAAGACAATTCCGGCAACATGCGGGACATGCTCGACATTCTCCAAGACATCAATATCAAAACTAAAGACTTGGGCAATATTCAGCGCGGAGCGATCTTTAAAGACATTGCAGGACAATACGCAGTCACCAGCTTTGGCACCCTAATGCGCTCAGTGGAAACAGGCCAGTTTCAAACTATGCGCGAAAGCCTAAACAACTCAGACGGAGAGGCTGCTCGCGTTGCAGCAACGCAGCTCGACAACCTAAAGGGCGATATGACCCTGCTCCATGCGGCCTTAGAGAATATCTCGGTAGAGCTATTTGATAAAAACAACCGTTGGCTAAGAGACATGGCTGCCGACATCAGCCAACTACTTCATGCCGTTGGCGAGTTTCTGAAAGAAAACCCTCTCATGAGCAAAGCCATTGTCATCACTATTGGCAGTTTCTCTGTTTTGATGGCTACCCTCGGCACTCTGGCCATCGGCATTGCGGGAATTCTTGGACCCATCATCGGCCTGCGGTTTCTACTGGCTACAGTGGGCATTCGCCTGCCTGGCATCATCGGTTTGCTGAGAGGCTTTGCAACCGGCCTTCTGATGCTTGGCCGCATGATGATCGGGCCTTTTATCATGGCCCTTCGCGCCGTAGGCATCGCTTTATGGGGATTATCAGCCAACCCGGTTGTTCTGGTAATCACCGCCGTTGTAGCGGCCCTGGCTATCGGTGCCTACCTAATCTACAAGAACTGGGATGCGGTCAAAGCCTACTTTGACCGCTCCTGGACAGAGATCAAAGCGGGCTTTGATGGCGGGATTGGCGGCATTCTCACGGTGCTTGCCAACTTCAGCCCCATCGGTTTGATCTACCAGGCCTTTGCCGGTGTACTCGGCTATTTGGGCATCGACCTGCCCAATCGCTTTACCGAGTTCGGCAGCATGATCGTCAACGGTTTGGTCAACGGGCTTTATGCTGGCCTGGGCCAGATCAAAAACGCGATCAACAACATCGGCGATTCGACCATTGCCTGGTTCAAGGAAAAGCTCGATATCCACAGCCCGTCGCGGGTGTTTGCGCAACTGGGCAACTTCACCATGGATGGTTTGGCTCAAGGTCTGGCAGAAGGCGGCAAAGGCCCGCTGAACGCCATCAGCCAGCTCAGCAAACAGCTGACCGCCACCGGTGTACTCGCCCTCGGCACTCTCAACACACCGGCGCTGGCCGTGGATATGCAGCCACCGATCAGCCCGACTGCGGCGCCAACCTATGGCAGCAACGACCACTACGTAATCAACATCCACTCCACGCCCAACATGGATGCCCAGGCAATCGCCCGAGCTGTACGCGCCGAACTGAGCCGTATCGATAACGAAAAATCGGCCAAGCGCCGCAGCCAATTTTCTGACCTGGACTAACCACCATGATGCTTGCCCTTGGCATGTTCGTGTTCAGCCTCTCGACCCTGGCCTATCAAGAGCTGCAGCGCCAAACCGAATGGCGTCACCCCAGCAGCAGCCGGGTAGGCGCCGCGCCGGCACGGCAATTTATTGGCCGCGGTGACGACAGCATCACCCTGCCCGGCATCATCTTCCCCGAACTGGCCGGTACCACACTGAGCCTCGACGCCCTGCGGCTGATGGCCAACACCGGCAAGGCCTGGCCGATGATTGAAGGCACTGGGCGCATCTATGGCCTGTGGGTAATCGAGAGCCTGAGCGAAACCAAAACGGTGTTCTTCCGCGACGGCACGGCACGGCGCATTGAGTTCACCCTGAGCCTGAAACGCATAGACGATGATCAGCTCGACCTGATTGGCGCCGCTTCCAGCCTTGGCATGAGTGTTTTGCGAGCGTTGTTATGATCGGCCCGATTGTTTCTGAGGCAGTGGGTTATGTACAAAACGCCGTCGAGCGCACGCTGCGTGACGCCGCATACCCCAGCCCTGTGTTTCGTATCACCGTCGATGGCGAAAGCATCGCCCACAAAATCAGCCCTCGCCTGATCAGCCTGGAACTGACCGACAACCGTGGACTTGAAGCGGACCAACTGAGCATCACCCTCAGCGACCACGACGGCCTGCTGGCCATGCCCGCCAAAGGCGCATTACTGCGGCTTTGGCTCGGCTGGAGCGACACCGGGCTGGTGGATAAAGGCAGCTACATCCTCGACGAAATCGAACACAGCGGTGCGCCGGACACGCTCAGCCTTCGCGCCCGATCGGCAGACCTGCGCAAGGGCTTTAAAACCAGACAAGAACGCAGCTGGACCAACACCACCCTGGGTGACGTGATCAGCGATATTGCCCTGAGCAATGGCTTGAAACCGGCCATCGCGCAGAAACTGGCTCGCATGGTCATCCCGCAGCTTGACCAGGCCAATGAGTCCGACGCCAACCTGATCAGCCGCCTGGGTGAAGAATTCGACGCGGTGGCCAGCGTTAAAGCTCGTTGTCTGCTATGTATGCCAGCGGGTGGTGGCAAGTCCGTTACCGGCATCGCCCTGCCCCATATCACCTTGACCCGCGAAGACGGCGACCAGCACCGCTACCTGCAAGCCGACCGCGACAGCTACGACGGTGTGCGGGCGTACTTTTACGACCTCAACAGCGCCAAAAAGCAGCACGCCATTGCCGGCGGCGGTGAAAACCTCAAAGACTTGCGCCACACCTACAGCGACCGTCAATCCGCGCTGCGCGCAGCCCGAGCAGAATTCAATCGCCTGCAGCGTGGCAGTGCGACCCTCAGCTACACCTTGGCGCGAGCGCGGCCAGACTTGATCCCGGAACTGACCTACACCCTGATGGGCGTAAAGGAAGAAATCGACGCAATCATCTGGTACGGCGGCAACGTCCAGCACAGCCTGAGCGCCGACAACGGCTACACCATGAGCCTGGAGTTGGAAAGCAAACTGCCCGAAGACTCGGTCGAAGATTTGGCGGAAGAAAATCAGAAAACCTATACCGGGGTCATCGCCTACTATCGGGATGAAAAAACGGGTACAGAAAAGACGTAA